CCCACTGCTCTTGTTGTATTATCTGTTGCAATAAAAGTTTCTATCATACGTGTGTGGTGTGAAGGTGGTTTTATATCTTCGCCTGCATCTATAACAACCCTGTAAACTTGTTCGTCATAATCAAATAATTCAGGTGCTATTTCGTTATGGTCAATAAGTTGACTTATCTGTTCTGTTACGCTGTCAGATAATTGAAATTCTAATATTTCTTTACCATCAATAATTTTTATTTTATCTGCTAAAGTTTCATCTTTAATGTCTTCTATCTGTTCAAGTAAATCTGTAAATTCTGCTTGTGTTAGATTTAGATTGTTTACACCACCTACTTTTGCAAACACTGTATCTACTATGTCAACTGCTTTTTTTAGCTCATTACTTACTAAACCTTTGTCAACAGCTTTTTCTATTAGTCTATCTTTAAATATTCTGTTTGCATCGACTTGTCTTGTTCCCATGTCAGCAGGGTCGTAATCTAAAGTTGCTTCTTCTATCAACTGTTGCACTAATGGGTCTTGGGTCTTTACAACACCACGATTATAATTTTTACCTACAAAATTAACACCACTTCCATCTTGTTTTGCTTTAATAACATGTTGTGTGTAATCAGTATTACGATTTAAACGTATTTCTACCATATCTCGTAAAGTCATGTCTTCGCTAAATTGCAACATGCTCTCTAGTTCTAAACCTTTTTTAGCACGCTGTGTTGCTGTGTCGCCATAATAGCTTTCTTCATTAACAGAAAATAGTAACTCGCCTAATTCTGTTGTGTCCATAACATCTTGTGGTATAACTTTACGTATTTCCTTTACAGTCTTTAATTCTTCAATATCTCTAGCAAACAAAACATCTGTTACATCACCACCATCTTGATATAAATGTAAATCGTTTTTAGTTACGCTAAACATGCCATCTCTTATATCTTGTTTTAAATCATCTATATCTATTTCTACAGTGTGATAAATTGTTTTAACGTTTGGCTCTTTAGGAACTTCGATTATATTTAAAAACGCTTTTTTACCTTTTACATTTGATTTAGTTGATGTTGCTTGTGTCGTACCAAATTCAACGCCTTCATGCTTTACAAACTTATATACTCTTTTGTTTATAGTTTCATTACTATCTATTGATGTTGTTTTTGCGCTGTTTTGTAATAAAAAATCATCGTGACTATCTACTTTTTGTTGTAACGCTAATGTATCTAATGCTTTTTCAGATGATACTTCTACCTTATGTAATCCATCAAAATCTGTTTGACTTACATTTGGTATGTTTGTGTTAAGTCTTAGGTTGTCACCACGTAATGTAGTAATTCTTCTACCTTCTCTGTTTCCTTGTCCATAAATGTATTTGTCTAGGTCATCTGCCCAACCAATTTGTGCTATTGTGTTATACGATTTACCTGACCTTGCTGTTGTATCATCTATTTGGGCTTCAAGAAATTGTGTAATGTCATCTGCAAATGGATTGTCAGTAGCATCTCTAAAATTTTTGTTAAAGTCTGCTTCGTCAACTAACACAACTTCTATTAAATCATCGCCGTTCATTTGTTTTAGATTTTCTATTAAATAAAAGTCGTCTGTCGTATTGTTAACAAGTTGGTTTATGTACGTTGGTTTATCAATTTGAAGTTTATTAATTGTATCTTTCTCAACGTTTTTTACCCACTGATTATTACCTTGTGTGTTACCTACTGCACCAATTAATCTTTTGTTCTCTCTTGGGTTACCTGACCTTCCTGTAAAAAATTGTTTTTTAGTATTTCCCTTAACCTTTGCTTTTTTGGTTACTACATCGCCATCTGTATCAATTTTTATATGGTTTTGTTGTTCTATAAATTCATCAACAGTCATTACTACTCTTTTTGTTTTAAGGTTTAAGAAGTCTGTTACGTGTCTTGCTTGTTTACCTTCTGTAACCTTTTGTGCAACTTTATATGTTCGTGTAGTGTTTAAATCACCATCAACATCAATTTCGTTTATGTGTTTTCCAACAACACTATATAAAAATGATTGCCCTGTTTCTGCGTCAATATATCTCTCGTTTGTTAAAGACTGTTTAGTTAACTCAAATATGTCTTTGACATCGTCTTTTGCAACTGTACTTGTTTGTGGAACTAAAACATTACCTAATGATGCTTCTTTAATTTGTTGTGTAGCTGAATATAAGTTATGGGTAGTTTGATAGTTCATACCTAATAGTTTTTTTAATTTAACAACAGCTCTGTTCATACCTGCACTCTCATCTGTAAATCTAGCAACAGATGCTTGTCCATTTTTAAACTGTTGACCTGCTAGATACATTTCGTATGGGTCGATATTGCCTGCTAGCAACTCATCTATAAAACTTACATCTTTAGGTATATCTAATACGCTTTTGTAAAATGCAATAGCATCAATACTATAGGCAACTTTTATAGCGCCATGTTCTACACCTTTAATAGCTAGTTGTTTTTGCATAACTTCTAATTGTCTATAAACAGTTTTTTCAAATTCTTCTGACAATTGTGGTCTAAATAAATTTTCATGTGATATTGCATCAAAGTCATCAGTTTTACCTGTATTAGCTATGTAATGAACTAAGTCTGCTTCACCAATTTTTGCAGGTATGTTTTCAAGGTTTGATACAGTAAAACCATCTGTAAAGTTTGGGCTATATCTTTGTGGTAAATTATCACCAAAAAATATGTTTCTAAAATTTGGATAACCTGAATTACGTAATCTTTTGTGTGTATTGTTAGTTACTATGTTTAGGTGTTTTTCAAACACTTTGCTGTCACCAACATAAATTAAACTAGGTGCTATTCCTGAATTAAATAAAAAATTTGCATCTTCTATAGTAGGCACAATATACAAGTGATGATTACGTAACAAATTATCAGTTTCACTGTTAATAATTATCTGTGCTTCGTCAATGCTTTTAACAATATAATCTTTAGCTGTACGTGTTTTTGACAAACCAATAGGTTTATTTGCTTCTTCTACAAATTCATTTAATCTAAAATCGTCAATTGTTTCTGACAATAAGCTATAAAATTTTCTTCTGCTATTACCAAATTTAATCATGCCATCACTTACATTTAGGTCAAATTTTTCACCAAATGCGTTTTCTACATTAAACGTTGTACTTAAAGTTGTTGTGTAAGATTTACTTCCACTTAAATTATCAAAGTACATTTGTATTTTTGTCATATAACCATCTTTGTTTTTTAACACTCTAAAGTCTGTCTTGTATTTATCTAAAATACCTTTAAACCCTGATTTTTCATATTTAGCTTTAGGTAGCTGTGATTTAACTTTAACTTTTGTTATACGTGGTCTTTGTCTTGACCTTGTATCTTCTTGTACAATGTCTAATAAATCAAGTCCTGCATTTTTAGTTGATGGGTTTATTTTTTTTATGCCTTGAATACCATCTTTGCCACGTTGCAATAATATTTTACGTGAAACAGGATAGCCTGTATTCTCATCAATTAAAGTTCTATCTATTATTTGAAAACCATTATCTCTAAAGTCAACGTTGCCTGATTTAAGTAACCTAGCCATATAAATCTCATTATCATTTATTGCAGGTCTTCCTAGTATTTCTAATGTTTCGTTTACTGCGTCAGTTTCTATTAATTTCATAGCTTGGTCAATTACGCCTGTTGAAACGTATCGACCACCACGTCCACGTGCTACTTTAGATGTCAGGTTTTGGAAGTTGCCTTCTGCATATCTTTGTACAACACCTTTTTTAGCCTGTTCAGCTTCGTACACAATATACGTACCTTCTGTTGCCATGTAACCATGTGTTTTAATTAACTCATCTATTTTTTCAAGTGGTCGTTCTGACCCTAGCGTTACGTCATGTACTATGTTAAGTCCACGTTCACCTGCTCTGTCTTGTGCATAAGCAAGTAAAGCTGAACTCTCACTGTGTACAATGTTTGCGCCTTCAAATCCTATTATCTCTGATACAACATCTGTTGTACGAACTACAACTACTCGTTCTGCAATACTTTCTTTTATCTCTGTTAAAAACTTCTCGTTAAATCTTGTTGTTTCTTTGTAACCAATTTTTTGTCCATTTTTATATTCAGCAAATAATGTATCGAAAACATCAGGGTGTGATTTCTTTAATTTAGCCCACACTTCGCTTTGACCTTCTATGATATTGCCTGCACTATCTAACTTAATTATTGTGTTTACACCATTTGTATCGCTGTTAATAAACAGGTCGCTTATTTCATCATGTATTGCTATATCTGCTGTTGTGCCATATTCTTCAATTAACAACATAGTTTTCATATCGTCACTGTTTAATGTTACATATTCTGCTAAGTCAATAGTTTTAACAGCTTTGTTTGGGTCTTTACCTGATATAGTCCTACTCTTACCCGACGACGGCAGACCACCACTGACATATTGTTTTCTGTTTGTTTTTGCGCCTGCTGATACTTCTTCTGCAAGTTTCCTGTCAACTATCTTATCCCATAAGTTAGCTTTTCTATCATCTGCCCAATATTTAGTTGGTGCAAGGTCACCTTCATGCCACTGCCAATACGCATATTTGTTAGATACGATGCCACCTTCATTAACAAATGCGTCAAACTTGACTTTACTGTTTATCGAACTTGGTAACTTAGGTGGTGCGTGCATAAGATTTAAGTTTTCTGCATACTTAAATACGCCATAATCACTTTCAAAATATTTATAGTATTGGAAGTTAATTTGTTTTTGTATGCTCTCGTTTAAGTAGGTAAAGTCTGTAATAACAAAGTCACCTATGTTTTTTAAACCACTTTTTTTAAATTCTAGTTGACCTTGACGTGATAACTGCTCTATATCGTCTAGTCGTAAGTTGCTTATATCAGGTGGTCTTATTATGTCTGCTATTGCATCTCTAGCTTTTGGTGTTACTAGCTTTGTTGGGAACGCAGTCTTTGGTGCAAGTTTTGCTAATGCTAATGGATTGTTTTTTAACTTAGCTATCTCTTTAGGGTCAACGCCTAGCATCTCTGCTAATAGTATTGACCTGTCTTCGCCACCTATCCAACCTAAACCTTGACGTTCAAAGTAAGACATAAGCTGTTTTTCTTGTGACAACCATTTATTCCAATTTGCTTTAGCGTTGTTGTAATATGCTGTTTGACCTTTACGTTTGTATTCCTTCATTTTTGCTCTAGCCCTACGTTTATTTTTTTGTACACGTTTTAGATTGCTTCTATTTTTTTCACGCTCTGCATCTTTAGGGTCAGGTTGTTTATCTAAATCTGTAAGACCTTCTATGTATAACAACGCCTGATGCGTACAGTTAGGGTGAAACAGACCTACAGGTTTTGCGTTTTTAGCAGTGTTTAAATGTGGTGGTGGGTCATCTTGTTTTGATTTAGGCAAATCAGCAACATTATCTGTAGTTCTATATATTTTACCTTCGTATTTCCTACAATATTTACACTCAGCAGGGCTATCAGATATATAAACTAAATGATTACCACTTGCTTCATAAGTATCTAATGCGCCTTGTACTCTTGCTTGTTGCGATGCAGTTCTAACATACATAGGTGCATAATTCTCAATAGCCCACTTCCTACCTTTACTATCTTTAAAAATAGGTATGCCTTTATCTATTAATTCACTGACTGCTTCTGCTTGTGCATCGTTTAATGCACGACCACCTACAACTTGACTAGCTATACGCTCTATATAATCTGTTGCTTCGTTTTGCACTGATGATGTTATTGCTAACTTGTCAACTCGTTTTTCCCACCTGTTAACTAAACCATCAACTAAAGCATCAACTGCAAATTCGCTTATACCTTCCCAACCTGCGCCTAAATTGACTGTTTGTCCACCTGCTATTAACTCTGCTGTTGCTACTTCTGCGCTGTGATTGTAAGCAATATTAACTACGTCTTCAAATGTAGGTCTTGCTAATTTGAGTAAATCATTACCTGCTTTTTCAGCAGATGCAATTAAACCTTCTATTGTTTTTAGCTTATTGTAAGTCCAATTACTAGCATCACCATTTGCTAGTTCAGCATCATAGATGTCATCATCGTAAATTAAGTCAATTATTGCTTGGTTAAGATATTCACCTATCGATAAAAATACTTCAGCTTTTTCTTCAGCGATTAATTCCTGCTGTACTGTGTCTTCAACTGACATAGTATCAGTCTAGTTCTTCGATTACTTCAATTCCTGTGTCAGCTAAATTATAGTTTGTAGCTATTTTTTCTACTTCTGCTTCTATTTCGTCTTCTGTAAAGTCAGGGTGAAGAAGTCTAACTTTTGTTTCTAATGATGCAGATTGCGCTCTATGTAATGTTTCTATTACTGTTGCACTCTCTCTTGGGTCAGGCGCTACGCTATCTTGCCACACAACTGTAGGTGTAAAGACTTCGTAACCTGCACTAAATATCTCATTATGTAATATCATAAGTTTTTCTAATATGTCTTCTAATGGTTGCGTCCAATATCTTTGTTTTTTAGCTTGTGTAATAAATGACTTACGCTCTCTTAATTTTAAAGCTGTGCCACTCTCTGCACGTCCTTCTATTCCAAGACCAAAAGATTGTGGGCTATAACCTGCGCCTGTAACAGCTCTATCAATAAGTTCTAATATTGTTGTTTTGTGTTGTTGGTCACGTATCTCAAACTGTACAGGTTGTATTCCTTTATTCTCTGTATTAGGGTCTATCTCTAATGCTGTAAATACTTCTGCATCTACATCAAATGCACTACCACGTCCACGACCCCTTCTCTCTAAATATTCTGTAGGTACAATAATTCTTGATTTACCTAAACGTATGTCACGAAGCCATGAAGTGTATGCTTCGTCTATTGCGTCCATGATACCTTCAATGCCATCAAAATCTGACCTTCCATAATCCAATCCACGTAATCTTCTTAATGGTCTTTGATTAGGTACATAGACACTAGCCAATGTGTCAAAAGGTAATTGTATTTCTTCGACTAAACCTGCTGTTTCAGGTATAGCAGTTAATGCAACTCTTTCGCCAAAGTTGTTTTGTGTGCCATAGTATAAAGCATGCTCTATCTTGCCCATGCCATGTAACTCGATATGCCTATAAAAACCTTGTCTTCCATCTTGTTCATATTCTGTTACATAAGCTACTGATACTAAGTGACCATACATAAAGGTCGCAAATGCTTTATCAGGATTAACTATCTGTATATTTGGGTATTTCATATAATCTAAATCCCATACAAGTCTTAAAAACACACCACCCATAGAAGCGCACAATTCGCCTGCTTCTAGTAATTTGTTTTTAAAACCACACTGTGCCAACAGTGCATCTAAGTTTTCTTGCGTATTTTTTGCAGATGCTTCAGTTTCCATTTCAGGTATCATAAACTTTGGTGGCTCACTAAATAATAAATCTGCTGATGTTTGTGCTATGTCACCCGCTAACGGCACATGAACTTGGTGACGTTCTGTTTGTAGTTCTGTTGCACCTTTACGTGTCCAAAACATATAACGTCTTGGTCTATAGTCTTGTGGTACGTCAGCATACGTCTTGCGTAAAGTTGCAGGGTCGCCACTGTGCCATGCACTGTGTTCTGCGTAAACCCTTTGTATATGTTTATGGTCTTTAGGTGGGTACTCTGACCCGTTTGCGGGCATTTGTTTCATTTAGTATCTTGATTTCTTTTTCTTTTTACCCATTTTTTTGCTTTTACTAGCACGTGGATAACCTTTGCCTTTAGGCATTTTATTGTCCTTCCTTAATCCAATGTCGCCATACTGCGCCTAGACTGATTACCCCATATCTTAGCGCATCTACAGCATGGTCGTTACGTTTTAAGGGTTTATCTATACCCTTCTCTTGTTGTTTGCTATCCCAAACATAACTCTCAATTTCTTCAATAGTATAGGCACACTTTTGATGAACTAGCAGTTTACCACTTGATATTAAATTGTGTACTACACGTATTCCATCTTCTACATTATTGTTTGCTTTTGTAACACCTTGCACATTATCTCGCCACAATTGTGTAATAAAAGATGTAGCACTAGGGTCAATGTAAATTCTTCTTGGGTCGTATTTTTGTATAAATTGTCTTAGCTCTCTGCTATATTCTGCATCTGACAATTGTCTTAGTTTTGTTTTGCTATCGTACACATACTCATCAACAACGTATAACTTATCATCTACACCTTCACCAATAAGAACAGCTACAAATGGTGCAGTTGTGCCATAGTCAATACCAACGTAATATTCTTGCATCTTAGGTAATTCTGTAACTACGTTTATTTGTTGGTCAAACGTATCATAAACAGCGCCTTCTGCCATAACCCACTCGCCATTAATAAATCTTCTGTACCATAAACTGCTAGGTGGTGCGTATTCTGCTTTAAGGGAACTTACGTATTGTGGGTCTAAAGTGTGATTATCGTCTAGCTCAAATCCAAAGTTTTTTAAATCTAGTTCATGTTCTCTATCTAAAAATTGTTTTTTTAACCAATGGTTTGGGCTATCAGGGTTTGTAGTTAAAAATAATTTAGCGTCTTTTACACGTAAACGTGACAATAACATACTAAAGAAGCTCTCTGTCCATAATGTAACTTCGTCACCATAAGCGCCTGCAAGAGTTAAACCACGAATTTTAGCTTCAGCTCTCTCATCGTTAGCACCTACTATGTAAATAGTTTTACTACCTATTTGTATCTCACCACTACCTGTTCTTGTTATTAAAGACCCTGTACCATCTAACAGTTCAGATAATACGTCTATTACGTTACGTTTAAGTGTTCGTTCAGTCTTGCCTACCATTAACAAGTTGCCATAAGGAACTGTTGCTACAAACTCTACCCATCTGACAAGAGATGCAATTGTTTTACCACTAGATACTGACCCTTGCCATACGTTTATTCTTGCGTCACTATCAAGTATTGAATTAAGTTGCTTACCTTCTTTAAGGTCTATCATCACGCAAGTCTTGTAATTGTTTAGCTAATTCTTTAAGTGGGTCATCTTGTGCAGTGGCAACGTTGCGTTCTGTTCTTCCCCATCTATCAGGATATTTGCGTTCTAATCGCCACGCTGATGCTTGCCAATGTTTTTCTGATGCTTTACCTATTTGTGCTACTAACATAGCTTCTGCTTGTGCTTGCGCTCTTTTTACTGTGTCGGTAAATTCAACAAAAATTTCTTCTCTTTTGCGTATTCTTGCTCTATTTGATTTAGAAACCCTAGCGATTTCAGCGTTTCCACGTTTAAGCCACTCATAAATACTGTCACGATGTACGCCAACTAAAGATGCAGTTGTTTCTATATAGTTACCTGCACGCAAGTAAGTTGCGATTTCTTCAATTAATTCTTTTGTAAGTTTAGTTGGTCTTCCTGCCATGTCACCTAATCCTGTTAGGTTAACGTCTAAATCCTGTTTAGTTTTAGCTGTTAACTACCAATAGTCCTGCTTCCTGAAGAACATGTTGTATCTTATCAACATCTTCACTACAAGCGTGAACTAATATTTCTGTAATTAATATTAACGCACTATTGAATAGTGTATGTCCATTAATTACTGTATTGTCTGTTTTAACTAAGGGCATCATGCCTGTTGGGTATATTTCTTCTATGATTATTTCCCTAGTTTTCGCATACTCTACTTCGTCTTCTATTCCTGAAAAATTTAATGTAGCTAAAGCAATAAGCATTTTATACGCAGTAAATACTTCAGCAGGTAAATCTGATGGTAACTCTAAGTTGTTTTCGTCTTCAATTGACATGTGTAACCTAATTCTTCTAAGTCTTCTTTAATCTTTTTTGCATGTTCAATGCTATCAGCTTCTACGCTAACACTATGTGTTTGTTTGCCAAAGTCGTCATCAAAGATAAGACCTTTGTCGTTTGCGTGTAACATGTCCATTATGTCTTGACTATCAAATCCTGTACCTAATAAATTATTTGTTTGTGCGTTTACGTCCATCAACATATCTAATAACTTGTGTTCGTTATAGCCACCATCAATTGTTAATGCGTTGCTTGCTATCATATACGCCTTTGCTTCGTGGTCAGTTTTAAATTTAATTGAGATGTAAGGTACTAACCACTCACCTGTATCTTCTTCTGTGACAATGTATAAAGGTGGTTGTTCTTGGTCTATAACCATACGTTGTAATGCTTCTACCCTGCCATGTCCTGCTACTAATAAACCTGTTTCTTCATTTACTACAGGAAGCTCTATAAAGCCATGTCTTTTAATTGATAATATTAATTCGCCAATGTTATGTTCTTTTGGGTTTTCTTCATCAAACTGAAATAAAGATAATCGCAAAATTCTTACTTGTTCCATGCAAATATTATAAACTCTTGTTCTATAGATAATGTATGAAAAAGAATAAAATTTTAAAAAGTTTTCCCCTATTAGTAAAGTATGGGTAACAAAATGTGTTTATATTGTCGCAAAAGACCACAACTAAATAAACGTTACGTCTTGTGCAACTCTTGTTTAATTAAACCATGTAGGCTATGTGGTCGCATGGTTTTAGGTCTATTAGAATTAATAGACATGCAAGTTTGCAACAAGTGTGTGTTAAGCAGGTAGCAGTCTTCTTGATTACGAAATCAAGGCATGACGCATGTCTAAACTGCTACCTGTAGATTTATTGTAGGCATAAAAAAGAAAACCACGTCATTACAACGTGGTCTTCCCAACTAAAACGAAAGTTATTGTGACATAACTGTCGTATTTTATTTTAAATATTTACTAGGTTTTATTTCTATTCCTGCGTTTAGTTTTGCGTACATCTCATCAAGTGTCAAGCTAAACCAACGCTCTTTAGCAATTTTAATTATTTTTCTTTTAATTCTTAACATTTTAAAATATGCAATTAACATATCTACAATTAAACCAATCATGTAAAGTACGCCACCTGTCATAATCAACGCCCAAAAAATGTGTAGAACGTGACTGTAATCCCAAATTATATTCATATATCCCTGCTTTCTGTCATACCTGTTGCGTCTGTTTTTTCCATACGCAATCTGTGTTTTACTTCAAAATCTGCACAAAAATTGCACATGTCAATAAACTCATAGGTTTCGTAATAACCGAGTTTATTACAATCATTACAAATTTGTGGAAGACTAGCCATTAATTGTCACCTTACCTAAATGTACTAATTTATAAAACTCGTTGTCTTTTGGTAAAGCTAGTGCATAACACATTTGTTCTCTAACGTTTTGTGTGTTTTTGTACATTAACGCTTGCATCTCTGCGCTGTTAGCTTTTGCGTGTCCTTGTCTGTCACGATAGTTAATCTCTACATTACATATCTCAACCATAAAATCTAACATGAGTTCGTAAGTGTTAAGTTTGAACATTTCGTTGTACTTACCGAGTTTGTACAGTGCTTCTTGCGTCATCGATAGAAGACCTTGCGTCATACGCAGGTCGGTTAACGTTGCGTTCCAATGGTCATTAATCTCTGTTTGTTCTTGGTTTTCTTGTGAAAACGTAACAAAGTATTTAACCAATTTCTTTGTGTATCTTTTAATCATATCCCCTACCTTTTTAGACTGCTTCTGTTGCAGGTATGTATTCTTCTTTGATTAGATAGCCAACACCTTCGTCTTTAAGCTCTCTAAGTTTTGACAAGAAATCTTGTTTGTTGTCAAACTCAAATGTAGATACTTCACCCCACAAACTTGTTGCAGTAATTTTATATATCATAGTTAATATTGTAGCACATACTGCCATTATTTATCCTTTATTTTACCTAATAATCTGTCTGTACTGTCGTTGGTGTTTTGTATATATCCTTTAAAGAAGCCATCTAAGAACTCTCTCATTTCGCTAGCTTTAAGTCTTGGTGATATATCTGTTTCGCCACCACTCTTATTAACTATTTGAACTAATCTATAGCCACCATAAGCCATGTCTAGTCTATAAGCGCCAACTACTCTATCGTTGACAACACCCCTTAGCATGTTAATGTCATCTACTTTGTCTAGTAATTGTAATTTAGCCATTATTACACCTCTACTTTATATTTGTCTTCCCACCAATCTTTTATATAACCAACTTTGTTTCCATTTAGGTCATGTAAAACTACGTGGTCAGCAGTTTTGATTTTTTCTAAATTTGCATCAATAATTCTTTTGACTTCAAAAATTCTGTCATTACCAAATGCTTCATTATCAGTTTCAATCTCAATTGTAATTTTAGCCATTATTTATCCCCCTTATCTTTTTCAACTACAACTTTGCCTTGTGCTTCTAATAGGTCTATTACAGCGCTTATCATAAGTAGTTCCCAAGTTTCTTGGTTGTACTCATCGCCTTCTTTAGCAGTACCTAACTTGCTAAATTTATCACCAATATGTGTGTATTTAGCAATACTCTTTACAGTCCAAGCAGTTCTTTTGCTTAATGTTGGTTTAGCCATTTTTTTATCCCTTCTTATCTTACATACTTATTGTAGCACATCGTCATACGTTTGTGTAACAATAAAATCTTTTATTTTTGCGCTGTACTTATCATCAGCAAATTCTGATAATATCTCTACAGTAAGCACACCTTCTGTGTTTTTTTTGTAATAAGACTTGTTACGTGTAAGCTCTGACTTACGTTCTTTTTTATCTAAAGTCCAAAAGTCTTCTTCGTCTGACCATCTGTGGTCAACATAAAGGTTTTGTATTAGCTGTTTGGTCTTGCCTGTAAACAATGTTTGACCTGCTTTAGTTTCAAATACTGCTTTTTCAATTGCGTAATATTTTTTTTCTTGATAATAATAATTGCTAATTTTAACTTCTAGTTCATGAACACCTGCTTCAAGTTTTGGTGCAGGCTCTTTAGGTGTAAACTCTGCTTTGTAAATAGCAACTTGCTTTTCCCAAACTTCTAATATTAGTTTTGTTAAATAAGCAATTTGCTTTTCAGTCAAACCATACTTTACATTATTAAATATATTTTCAATAACAAAATCATAATCTTTAAAGAACTTTGCGCCTTGATACAATATTGGATATTCTTTTTCAAAATCTTTTTCTTTAGCAAGATAATTAAATTTTTGTTTTAAATATTTAATGTGTTTATCTCTTTGATATTGTATTGCGTTGACGCCTTCGTAAATAATTTGCGCACACTCAACACCTGCTAATAATTCATCAGGTGTATTAATATGCTTAAAAGCATAAGCCCAAGTAATTTTAGCATTACAAATAGCACAATCATATTGCTTAAACATTTCGTGTGGTATTGCACCTTCAAATTGTATTGCTTCAACAATAGGGTTTTGTAATTCGTTAGTTTCTAATTCGTTAAATTTCCAATCAGTAGGGTCAATATTTTCATTTGCCCAATCTGTTTTGAAAAGTTTTACTTTCTTAATATCCATACATACTTAGTGTAGCAGTATGTGCTATGTATGCAAGTTATTAGTAGCTAATATATCGTCAAATTTGTCAATGTTTTTGCCTATAAACTCGTGTGAATAACTAATTCTTGTTGTATTTACGTTCCAATTGTCAAAACCACTAGGGCTATTCTGAACACGTTGACGTAAGTTTGTTGTTGTTGGTTTCCATAAATCATGTTTTTGTCTGTACTCGCCTAACAACACGTTGCTTGTTTTACTAAAATATCTGTAGCCTTGCATGTGATACAAGTAAGCAATTGTATTTGAAAACAAACTACCAAGACCACGTCCTTGATATTGTGGTAAGACAACTAATCGATGTTCTCGTTTACTGTTTGGTGTATCTCTACCAAGTTGGTTATTAACTGCAATAAAACCTGCCATGCGATTATTTACATACGTTACATAACAGTGACTACTTTTGTTAATGTTACCCATAAGGTAATGATGTTTAGCAAACCAATGCCACGTATCATATTTAACACGTTCAATATCTAAAGTTGGCGCTTCGTATTCGTATTGATTACGCATAAATGTATTTGTGTCAGTATTATAAATGTAAAAACCATCTAACCATTTAATTACATCTTCGTGTCCTGTAGCTAATATTAATTTTTTATTTTTAGACACGCCTTTATTAATTGTGTAACAAATTGACTTTGCTGTTTCTCTGTCAAGCACACTTGTAAATTCATCTATAACAACAATTCTGTTGTAATACATGTTGATAGCTAGCTCTGCTCTAAATCGTTCACCATCACTGACTTCATTTAATGGTCTAATCCATGTAGGCATACTATTTAAACCTGCGTCTTTTAAATATTTTTGTGCAAGGTCAGCGCTAGGGAAGTAATTACAAATTGGCTTTGTTGTATATTCTGAAAATTTACTGACACTACCAAGTGCATTTAATATTGTGCTTTTACCACTACCACTACTACCAACTAACAATATTCTATTTATACCTTCATAAAATTCAGGGATAGCAATTGGCTCTTTGTAATGGTCACTTTGTTCTAAATCAAAACGTTTTATTATTTCTAATCTGTTATCTATTTCCAAGTACGTACCCCCTTAGTAACTCTGACAATGCAAACTGTCTTTGCTTTGCAGACATTTGATAATCAAAACACATGTGATGATGATGACATAACAAAGCTACGTTATCTAATCTGTCTTTACTAATAGCGCCACCCATACCACTTGCAGTTATGTGTGCCATGTCAGTACCTATATCGCTACACTCTGCCCACTCGCATTTGTTTTTTGCAATTTTAACTAATGCTTCTCTTAGTAATTTACGTCTTACAGCTCTGTCTTTTGGTGCAGGTGCGTTGCCATAAGGATAAACTAACTCATCATCTAAATCGTCTAACTCGTACTCACTATATGTCATTTAGTTTTCTCACTTTTACAAAAATGACAAAAGTAAATTACGCCTAAGTCAACCCACTGACAACCTAGCTTTTTACAATCTCTTGGCTCTTTAGGTTTATCTGTTTTAACTTCTTGTTTTAACATAGACCAATTACTTGCAATTGCAGTTGGTGTAAGTGTTATGTTCTTCCAATTCTTCTTGTACCACTTTGCAACTTCTTGTATTTCTTCAACTGTTGCATTTATATCTTTTAATTGTTTAACAGCTTTATTAAGTCTTCCTAATTCGTTTGCAGTTGCGTTGTTCCAATCTATGCCACACTGTTTAGCTAATTCTTCAAATACCAAATCTTTTTTTCTTTTACCACTGTTTCTATGGCTATGTTTAATTGGCTTTGTTTTGTTCGCCACATGTGCGCTAGGGTCAGGCGTATTTGCGCTAGGGTAGCGCATATCTGCGCTAGGTGGTGCAATTATGACATTAAGTGTGTACATATTGCTTGTGTAACCTTCGTTGTTTTCTAGCTTACGCATCTGTTTAGTTATTGCGCCTAGTGCTACTAACTCGTCCATAGCTCTGTCAATACTTCTAGTTGACGTATAAAGCCTGTTTGCCAACGTGCTTCTACTTGGGTAGCACATGTTTGTCTTGTCGTCTGCGTACCTTCTTAAAACTGCATATAACCTAACTGCCCTGTCGCTTATATCTGCATATAAAATAGCTTCAGGAACAATCGCAAAATACTCACTTGCAATTATTCTGTCCTTCATAGTAAAGCTAATTGTGTGTCGTTAGGTCTTGCTATTAACTTGTAATAAAACTCACCATGTGCATCGCCACTGATAGTTTCAATTACATAACCCTTCTCTCTTAAATTAAACAAATGACCACCAAATCTTGTACAACGTAAATCAAATACAAATTCAGCGTTAGACACTTTATCAAAAGTTTCTAAAGCCCAAAGTATTTTTTCTTCTTGATTAAGTTTGTGACTGTGTATTCCAATAGCAGTACACTTTGTACCTTTATTGCATAACTTTGTCTGTGGTACTTGCTGACCCCTTACTTGTAACATTTGTTCCCCTTTGTCCTAGCCATGTTATGACTGTTTCTAATTTCCATAATGGTCTTCTTGGAATATCCACATCAGGTGATGGGAAGTTCATAAGACCCTGCTTAGTTCTAAATATCCACATATAAACAGTTCGTACTTTTACGCCTGCTATACGTGCAATATCTTGACACGTAAGTAATTCCATATTTTTCCTTCCTTATCGTAAAATTTATTATAACAAGTGTTGCATATAATGCTACATGTACTACAATTTATTTTATGAATTTAGACGATATTAAGAAAAACTTAAATGTAATTGCTAATAGCATATTACGACAAGGCGCAGACAAAACTGAAGTAAGTGTAATTTTATTACTTACAATTGCATCAGCTTTAGTTTTGCAAATAGAGAAAGATAAGGTGGATAATGACACAAACAGAAACGAAGAAGAAGAATAAAGTAACAGTTGAAACTATTAACATCAAAGGTAAAGAGTATGTACCTGTATTTGAAAACGTTAAACGTTTCAATGCTGAATATCCAAATGGCAGATTACTTTTTGAAAAAACAATTGATGATGGTACGAGAATACAATTCATTTGTAAAGCATATAAAAATTTTGATATTGACACTTACATTAAATGTGCAGAAGCAGGTGTCGAATATAAAGCTGACGCTGAAGGGTTTGCTGAAGAAGTCTTAGGTGGTAAAGGTGTTAATCAAACATCTCATATTGAAAACTGCCAAACTTCTAGTGCAGGTCGTGCTTTAAGATTTATATTTCCTTCAGTCGAAGCAAGTGACTATGAACTTGCTGTTGCAGGAAGTAATGCACTGAATAAAAAGACTGCGACTTTTGCAGGTGAAGTAAAAGACAATACCCATGCTAATCATAACCCTGTTAGTGTATCTTCTAATGATACCAAAACATCTGATAGCGCTAGTATTAGTAGCCCTAACCTAGCTATTGTTGAATTACAACGCTTGCAAAAGTCAATGTCTAATGATGAGTTATTAGAAGTTATACAAAAAGCATGGCACTCATTATTGTTGCCTTATGTAATAACTGACCTTAAACAAGCTAAATTTAGAATAGAACAACTAGCACTAGCTGACCAAAAAGAACTCGCTAATGTGCTACAATTGAAGAATTAAGTAATACAGGCAACTGCTTTACTTATGGTACAATAATCGTATGTCTTTGTGACATATCCCCTTATTATCGTACAAAAAGATAAACCCCCTAGCAATAGGGGGTTTTCTTATGAAAGAATAGAAAACTACTCAAATCATCTTACCTAACAAGTGTCCACTCATGTCATTTCTGATGAAAAGCATTTTTTCTAATCTACAAAGCAAGACTTGTTTCTTACTTTGTCCACCTTTTTACAGGCTTAGTATGAGTATAACAATATTTTTTTTTATTGTATATTGATAACTTAATATCACATTTCTCATGTTCACAAATACGCACTTCATAGTTTTTTTTAGGCTTACGCCCTTTAATACCCCTACGTCTTGCGTAAAGTGACATTAACCTTTAGGTATGTTATTACCGATTTTAATTGGTGCATCTTCGATGGCATTTTGAGCGACACTCAACAGCGCTGTGACTAGCGCAATTCCTGCGCTTGCCAAAACGTCCATGTCCATAAAACCTGCTTGTGATGCAAGTATTACTGCTAGTGCTGACTGTATGCCTGTACGAAGTCCACGAATTAAAGCGTTTTTCCAATAATCCATTATTCTTCCTTTAGTCCTAGTCTTACTTGTGGGTACTCTGCTGTTGTCCACCCCCGTTGCGGGTTAACAAACAACAAACGTTGCGATGGTCTGCCTTGTGATGCAAGGTTTTCCAACGCATAAATATTATCACTTTCTGTGCTACCACCACAACGCACATGAATACCATTTATATCTTGTTGATATACTTGATGCCAATGACCAAATGCTACATCTTTAAATTGTGGCATGTGACCTTCACTAGCTACTGATTTCCAACCTAATACTTTTTTTCTTACGCCGTAGAACGGCACACCTAAACTACCACGAAATTGGTCACCATGAATAAGCATGCAGGAATAGTTACCTATATTGTCAATTGCATACCAAGCATGGTCGCCACCTGACGCTTCAGGTATATTCCAAGTTATACGTTTTTCATCTTCTAATATAAGTCTTGCTGTTTCGTATAAAAATCTGTCAGCATTATCTTCGTAATGATGTTGACCCCTAAAACCAAGTCTTCCATGATTACCTATTACGCCAACAAAGTGTACTTCGTCAAAGTTAGCTAACATTTTTATTAAAAACTTTGCTAACATTTGTGCGCCATTTTTAAACACTTGTCTATAAACACCACTATCAACTAACCACTGCTGACCTGCGAATATGTTTGTACCTTCTACTAAGTCGCCTAATGCCCATACATGTAATTTTTTTATTGGGTGGTGCGCTCTTTGTATGTTTGTTAACTCAACAACATAATCACCAAACTCATCAACACGTTCTTTTGCTATGTCAGAATTGTATGTTTGTGTTATCTTGCCTAATTGCCAATCACTTAAAACAGCTACAGCTACTTCTTCGTTTTTGGTTTTACGTACAGTTTGTGGCTTAGGTATCTTACCTAAATCAATATCTGCAATACTATCTCTAACTGTTTCTTGTACAGTGCGCAATATGTCAGCGCTTTTATCTTTTTCTTTTTCTAACTGACCATGCAATCTGTTAATTGTTGCTTTAAGGTTTTCTATTTTTTCTTCAGCTTTTGCTTCTTCTGCAAACTCGTTTATATCTTTTGGCATATTAATAACCCTGCCAATTGTCGCCTATGTGCATATCTATAATGTCACGTATTCTTCTCATAGATAATGTCCAACCACACTCATCTTTTAACCATTTAACTGCAATTGATACTTTTAAGTCTTCTTCTTTTATAGCTTGAACAGCTTGTTGTAATTGCTTTTGACCTTCTTCAGTTTTCCAAACAACAGTTGTCTGTTTTTTAGCAAACTCTTTTATAGAAATCGGTAATTTTTTTTCGACCATCTTTTCTTTTTCACCTTCTTTTTCTTCCAAGAAGGCTCAACAGATGTTAGCCACTCATACATAGATGCACTTGGGCATAATGTATTCTTATGGTCACGATGTCCTGTTACCATAATTTTTTTATTATATTTGTCTGACATAATTTGTTGCAGACGTTCTATTGCTTTTTTTGCGTTATCGTTAGGTATATCTTTTTGACCACCTAACCACACAACACTAGCAAACGTTTTATTTATCTGTGTGACACCACTATGCGCACTATATACATCAAAACCCCTTAATTCAAAAATCTCGGTGTTGTAATTAGATACTGCGAAGCTATACCCTATGTCTGCCCAACCCCTATCGTCCATGTGAAATTTTTGTATGTTTTTTAACTTACGAAAAACATCATCTATGTAATCAAGTTGGGTTTCGTATGGGTCGCCTGTATAGTGTACTGTTAAGCCCTTAACGTATGAAGGGTTAATTGCTGACCTTGATTTAGGCTCACGTAAGCCTATCGTTTCACGACTAACTATTTCATACATTACGCAATATTGTAGCAGTTTTGATGCAAGTGTTTGTTATTTTACCACTTAGTTTTGTTTGCCCAATAAGCCGCCGACATCTTGCCTTTAGCTATGTTTTTAGCATGACGTGCTTTAAAAGATGCTTTACGTGCTTTTTGTGCTTTAGAACTTGGATTTTTACCTGCGCCTTTAACGCCTTGTTGTCCAAATCTTATTAACTTAACTTTGTCACCTGACTTAGCTAATACAGCGTGTGATTTAGTTTTATGTTTTGGTGTACGTTTAGGTTTGTTATAACCACTAAATTTTTCACCTCTATATTCAATTGCCATAGTTATATGTTAGTGTACTTTACTTACCACCACAACAACCACTGCCACAACAGTCCATTATCCACCTACCTTAAATAAGATTTCTCTAATAACTTCTTCGATAACCATTAAGTTTTGATTAAAACCTGCAATACTATCTTGGTATGCTTGCACCTGTGCTTTTAACGTTGCAACTTCTTGTTGCATATCATTAACAGTTTTAAATAGCCACCCTACAAGTGCGGCTAATCCACCCTGTAATATTTGTCCTAAATTAACTTGTGCTTTCATATATTTATTCCTACTAAACCTATTATTGAAGAACATGCAATTATCCAACCAACTACTTCTGTTCTACTTACTTTTTTAGATAACTCTTGTTTAACTTCTCTTATTTCTTCTCTCATTTCTTTTTGATTTTGTAATATCAATGTCAGCATTTCCTTATTTGTGTAACCATTACTCATTATAAATTTTCACACATATCTAACCCATATTTACAATTACATAGATTTACGTGTGTTCCTGTTTCTGTTATATACGAAATGCACATAGTGCATCGTAGCATAGAATTGTAAAACTTAGTTATTCAGGTTTTGGATTGTCAGCTTTAACTTGTGCAATAGTGTCTTTCCATACTGTTGTATCGTTGACACTATCCCAATATTGCATGTCTAGTTGGTCTGCAATAGATGGGTAGGCTTCTTGTCTTGCCTTAATGTAGCCATAATTATAATCATCAAGAATTGCGTTCTTTCTGTCTTCAATTGCTTGGTCATATTCTGCACTTGTATATTCACGAACTTCGTTATTAACTTGTGCTTTCATAGGCTTCATCGCTTCAATTTCTGAAGTCGCTTGTGCTAGTGCTTGTTGTTCTGTCATGTTGTCCTTTATCTTACTATATATTTGTATCTTTTATTTATTTAAACCATATAATGTAAAAGTGCCTGTTTCCATATTTCCTGTATTTATAAATATATGCACACCATCAACTGTACTTGCAGAAGTAAAAACACCACCACCCATATTGCCTGTTAATTCATCACTTTCAGCAGTTTGTAATTTTTCAAAAGTTATAAAGGTATATTCACTACTGTCATTTGCATTAAAGATGTAAAACACACCCTGTGTTCTATCGCCTGTATCACCTGTACCAATGTAAGACCCAAATCCAAATTTATCTTGGTCAGTAAGACCTGTTTTACCAAAAGCTGTATTAGTTCTTACAAAAACGTTTGATATATCATAATTAGAAGTTGAATTTGCAGTACCACTTTCTGTAACCCTAATGCCTACATTACTATCTGCAACAGAAGGGTGTACATTATTAATTACAAGTTTATACACATCATAAGTGCTGTCAATACCCGTAAGAGTTACAGAACTTACTGCTGTTGAAATTATTTCCTCATCTATTTTAATTAAGCTACCACTCATCATTTAACCCCATACAAAGTAAATTGTGCATTTGTAAAATAATCAGTGTTAGTTACAAAAAATTGAATACCAATTATTTCTTCTGCGCTTTTGTGAACTGAAATAGATTTATGTGCTTTGAAATTACCATTAAAAGAATTACTTGCATTACCTTGTAAATAAGTATATGACGTACTATCGGCAGGATTATATATATAAACACTTGCATTTAAACTTTCAGGTCTGTAGTCGTATGTTCCCCAAATATCTTGTAATGAAGTTTCGCCTGTTCCTCGTTCTTCACCATAACTTGCATGTGCAAATTGTTGATAGCTTGCATTATCATATTCTGCATCAGATATAACATTACCACTTGCATCAATAAGTCTGCTTTGTATTGTTTCAGAATTACCTGTTGACCCGTCCATAGTTAAAGTTGCAAGATATACGTCATATTTATCAGTAAATATTTTATCATTTGTGTTACCAATATTCCACGCAGAAGTCACTACATATAGGTTGTGTCTTACTATAAATTCTAAGTTAGAAGCCATTAATAACCTCTTATTCCATACAAACTAATAACACCACTTAAATTATCTAAAGTGTTGTAATCACTAATTTGTATCATGTCAACAAAACTTGCTTGTGGTAATAAGCCACCACCAAAACCCATAGCCTGTTGGTCTTCATAGTTATACCCTGTACTATGAGTATTTATGTGAGAATATTTTTCAGCATCACCTAGATTATGAAAATTTACATAAGCGTTTTCACAATTATAAGTGCCATTATCAATTGAATACCACCCAATAGCAATTCTGCTATACCCTGCTACATATTGGTTTGAAAAACTACCACCTTGAAATCTCTCAACTGCCCACTTATAAACACTACCTGTTTCCATAGTTCCACTTTCGCCAAGTCTTATACCTAATTGCACATTACCACTACTTTTATCTGTTTTAAGATTATTTATAGTCATAAAATGTACGTTGTATATATCTGATTTAATATCGTCAAAAGTAATTAATGAACTAGAAGTAACTGTTTTAGTTTCAATTAATTCTAATTGTCCATACTGTGTCCATTTATTGTCTGCTACTAATTCATTTATTTCGGCAGGGTCAAATTTGCCTGAATTACTTTGAAAACTTTGTTCAGGAACATCTGTACCTACATACCCATATTTGTTATTTTTACTCATAATTACACCACCTTATACAATGTAAATGTTCCACTTGCTATGTTGCCATTATCCATAAAAAAATGTACACCATCAACTGCGCTAGTAGATGTAAACACTTCCCCACCTTGATTTCCCCATAAATTTGATGTATTGCTAACTGAAGATATTTCATTAGTCATAAATGTATATTCAGAACTATTATTTGCATTAAAAATATACTTTATACCATTTAGTTTTTCACTTGTTTGTGTTCCAAGAGTATTATTGGTTACGTAAATATAAGAGAAGTTTTGGTAATTACTATTGCTAAATGAACTATCAGCTCTTAGATTTTTATATGCTTGGTCATAATTAGAAGTTGTATTAGCTGTTCCACTCTCAGTTACTCTCATTAATAAATATCCACTATCATTGACAGGTTGAACATTATTCATAGTTAACATATAAACATCATCACTGTCTATGCCTGTTAATTCAACACTACTTACTGCACTTGTTACTGTTTCTGTTGCTACTTGTATTAATTTACCTACCATTAGCTATCTACTCTCAATCCATAAGTTTTAATTTTTCCACCACTTGCAAATTCCCCTACACTTTCATTTAGTTCTGCTTGAAAACCTGTAATAACACTTGTTTGATGTAAAACACCAATACCTTTATATGCTCTTAAATTACCACTTGGCGTACCTGCTGATTGCCACAAACAAAAAGTGTAAGAGCTAGAACTAAAAGGATTAAACACATAAGCTACATTTCCTGCTGATTGTCCACTATCATCTAATACACCAAATACGTTCCATAATCTAGTTTCACTTGCACTTTTGTTTTCACCAAAACTTGCTTCGCTTTTCATAGCTTGTTGTGCATAATCATAATCTGTTGAAACTACACTTCCACTAGCATTTATAAACCTTAAATTAAAACCTGTTGCAGTTGAATTGTTACCTAAATTAACTGCACCTACAATTTTATATATATCAAAATCACTAGAAAATACATCAGTAATATTAACTGTTTGTACGCCTGCTGTTGTAGTAGTTTCATTAATTAATCTTAAATTACTCATAGTTGTTTAACCCCATAAAGTTTTGCAGTTCCACTTGTAAATGAAGATACCGATACTTGTTCGCCAATTCTTATTCCATTAATTGTTTCTGCAACAGTATATACACCACCACCAATGCTAAAACCTGCACCACCTGCACCACTTGTGCCTGTGTAAGCAGAGTGTTGACTTATAAATGTATATGTCGAACTGTTGTTAGCGCCATAAATATAAATATACGCATTAAAAGTATCTGAAGTTTCAACATCACCACCTAATCTAATGCCTGCTTGACTTGTGCTTTTTCTTTCTTCAAAAGTTCCATTTACAAAACATCTTTGATTAGCAAATTTATAGTTAGTTGTTTCAAAACTGCTACCACTATCGTTTGAAAACCTTATACCAAATTCTGTTTGTGTTGTAGGCACTAAATTAATTAACTGAATTAAATGAACATCAAAATCTGCAAACTTATCTGTAAAATCTATTGTGCTAGAACTAGCAGTTGATGTAATAATATGTTCTAAACTACCACCAAATTTTCCTTGCTTTGTTAAATTAGCAACGTCAGATATAGAAAAAACACCACTGTTTTTTTTAGTTTGATTTATTAAATTTTGACCTGTATAACCATAAGGCATGTTTCCCCCTTATGTTATATGCAACCAAGATACAAATAACTCTATAGTTGATGAAGCATCAGCTTTTGCTTGCACTTTATCACCTGTTTCTAACACAAGTTTTGAAGTACCTGCTAATTCTACTGTAGTTCCATTTGGCACTGATAATTCATGCGCAATTTCTGATGCGCCTGATGTACCATCAACTACTTCTACTGTCACTGTGCCATCGTTGCTTGCATGTATATTAGTTGCTCTTAAAGTTAGAACAATACCTTCGCCTGTTACGTCAGCGCTAGCGACTGCGTCAGCATAAGCTGTTGTCAAATCTACGTAATTATTTTTAAACGTATTTGCCATTTCTTCCTTTCCTTAACCTAACGCAATTACTAAACCAATATCAGCAAAACCTTGTGTATCTACATAATTTTTTGTAGCTACGTCTTGTGCTGACGTTGGGTCAGTTACATTTGTCATTTTATTACTGTTTATATCTAAATTTGCTGTTGGTACTGCAAATTGGTCAAGTCTATTTGCTATTACTGTTGCGTTGTCATAATAAAGATTAGTTGACCCTTCTGTTAAATCATCTGTATCTTTTAATCCAAAGGCATCGTTAAATCTAGTTGCTGTATAGTAAACGTTGGTTGACCCTTCTGATATATCGTCTGTGTTGTTTATTCCTACTTGTGATGCAGTTACGCTGTGTGGGTTTGACGAAGATGAACTGTGTGTTGTTAAATCACCACTTGTAGCTAAACCTGCTTCAGAAGCAGTTTGATTAATCCACTCACTACTTGAACTATCGTAAGCTAAAACTTCGTTGTCACCTACAGATGATATTGTTACATCTGTTAATTCACCAATTGTATCTAAAGTTAACAATTGTGTGTCAACATAGTTTTTTGTTGCTACATCTTGTGCAGAAGTAGGGTCTGTAACATTTGTAATTTTATTAGACCCTGCGTCCATATTCTCGACAAGTGTAAGTGTATGCCCTGTTTTTATAGTTACAGTTGTACCTGTACTACCTGCTATTGTATCTACTTTTATTTCACTCATAAAACTTTTAGTAATCCTTGTATATCTAATTCAATTGTATTGTCAACAGTTATAGTGCCTAAAACCATGTGGTTATAATCACTTTCTAATGTTGTGTTACTTGATACGTTAGTACCATTTTTGAAAAAACCACCACTTTGTACCCCTTGTAATCCTGCATCTATGTTGTTCATAGTATCTGCTGATAATGCAGTAACACCACTTACGTAAGTTGTTTGTGTATAGTGGTTTAAATCACTCATGTTAACGTGTCAACTCTTTCTATTTGTAAACTCTCTACAGCAGTTTTATTTCTGCTGTACAATACTCTAGCATATAATGTGCCACTGTCTGTTGTAGAACTTGCAGAACTGCCACTAAAAAATCCTATTTCTTCTATTTGTGTAACAGCTTCATCAGGCGCAATATAAACAGTTGTAGTAGTTGCACCTGCACCACTAGCTACTTTAGATGTTATTTGTTTTCTAAATACTTCAGTACCAAGTGTTGTGTCTGATGTTGTTGGTGATGTATTGTCCGACCCTAAAGCAACAAACTTAATCTCTGCGTCTTCTGTGCTGTCACGTAAACAGCTTGCTAACAAGTTCTTACCTGTTGTGGTAATTGTGTTGTTAATAACGTCTTCTTGCACAATATTATTATTTGCATCAAATGCTTTAATTGTAATTTTACCTTGCCAATTTAACATACTAATAAACTCTCACTAACTAACGTTGTACTACTTGGTACAGGGCATGATAACACGTCCACTGTATCGGTTGCTGTTAATGTCATAGTTTCTGACCCTGCGTCAGCTCTTACAACAACAACTTCTTCAGTATCTTGGTTATCTGCTATTTCGTTAAAGGCATCAGATATACTGTCATCTAAATCACGCATTAACCCTTCAAACGTATATTCAGGTGGTGAAGCTACGCATTTTACGTCATAAAATGTAATACCATTTCTAAATCTAATTCTTATGTGGTCAATTAAAAATAACCCACTTATGTCTTGGTCTAACATCTCAAAGTCTAAGACCTGCCCTGCTTTTAGTCTTGATGGTGTTTCTTTTGTTGTGGTAAAAGATAATAACGTACTTGTTTGTGAAAATCTGTCAAGATAACTGCTTGCAACTTCAATTCCTTCGTCTGACCCTTTAATACCACCTTGTGTTGTTGATGCGTCAACAAAACCTGTTGTACCACCACCTTCAAGTGCTTGTATTCTATCTACTTCAGCATCATCTCTTGCAAGTGCAACTAATTGAAATTGTCCTACGTAGGTTATTCTTAAACTATCTGTAGAAGATAATGCTGTGTCAGAAAAGTCTTGTACTATCTCTGTACTACCAACTAAATAATAAAAATCTTTACCTTCATCAACACCAAGTATTCCTATGTCTTGTGTTACATAACCACTACCTGTGTTTACTTCAATTGTTGGTGTTTGTGCAAGTGGGTAACCAACGTTAAAAGTTTGTCTAGTACCATCACCAATAAAAAACTCTTGTTGACTATCTGTAACGTTTTTGACGTTTGTAATGTATTGACTGTTTCTATATTTAAAGTTAGCTTTGTCAAAATATGGTGGTGGTGTAGTAAGAACATCATTAGCTCTTACAGCAAATGGCGCATTATTACTTGTACGTTCATAAAAATGTAACTTTTTATTTTCATCAACATACCAAACTGCGTTAGTCAATTCAGATAATGTACGTAACGCTCTGTCACCATTTACATAGTTAAAGACCATGTTTTTTAAAGTAGCTAAATCGTCTATTGTTCCTTCAGTAATACCTTCTGCACTAAATACATTTGCAATTAAGTCTTTAACAATATCGCCTGCTTTTTGATTAGTGTAACCCCTAGCAACTATTCTTTTATCAACAAAAAAATGATTGTCAGCACACTGTAAACGCCACATACGCTTTGTTGGGCTTATAAGTGTAGCAACAGGTTTTATAATTACACCTTTAAATACAGTGTTAGAACTTGCGTCTTGTATTTCTATGCTTTGGTATGGCTCAAAAGAATAAAAGTTACCACCTGTTTTATCGTCATATATTTGTACTACTGCACGACTTCTAGTTTCTGCATTATCATCTACTACAACTTTGTTTTCTAGTGCGTTATATGAAGTGCCACCAATTATTACATTAACTGTTGACATTACAATACTTTAAACCTTCTGCCAACGTTTAATCTATCGTTAAAGTCTGCCAACTGTTTATCGACCTTAGCTTCAGCATCAAGTGTAGGGTCTATGTTTACAACTACGTTAGTTGATGATTGTCCTTTATTAAAATTATCTAATACTCTACTAGCAACACTATTTCTATCACCTAAGTCAAACGAGTGGTCACCTAGAAATCCTTTGCCACCAAATCCCATAGATGCGCCACCAAAACCACCACCACTTAATGTTCTATTTAATTCTTTTGTAAATAAATTGTCGCCATTTGTTGTTGTTGTTTCTGTATCAGGTTTATCTGTTTCTGTATCTTTTTTGAAAAATGAACTTGTGTCAAAATCTTCACCAAAGTCAGCGTCAGCTAATGGTTTAATTACTCTGTTTACATTTATACCCATGCCTGATAAAAATTCGTCAACTTCTTTACCTGACATACCCATTATTGACATTAATGATTGACGTGCTTCGTGCATCATATTTTTATCAGTTATCATAACTCTTGCATTTTCTACTGCTAATTTAGCCTGTGCTAGTTCTAACTGATTTTCGTCAGTTGATATTCTTGCATCAGCTAAAGCTGTTTCTTGTTTAGCAATATCTTTATTAACAAGTGCTAACGCTTTTTCTGCTTGTAAGAACTCTTGTGATGCCATAGTTGATTGTTTAATTGCATCATTTAAGTTTTGTTGTACTTGCGCTAGTTCAATAGTCACATCTTTGCTTGTATCTTGTTCTGCTTTTAGTTGTTCTAATCTAAGACGTTGTTGTTTAATACGCAGTTCATCTCTAGCATCTGCTTCTTCACCTTTTTCATCTTTAGCTACTATTGCGTCTTGTAAATCTAATTCTGCACCTGCAATTTCTAAACGTAAGTCAATACCTTTTTGTTTTTGTTCTAACAGCTTTGCTTCTTGCGCTCTTAACTTAGCTATTTGTGCTAATTCAACTTCTGTTTGTTCTTCACCAACACCTTTGTGTTTGTTAACTAACTTTTGTATTTCTGCTCGTTTTGCCATTAATGTGTTAAGTTTTTCTTGCTCTACGCCTTCTTCTTTTAATAATTCATTAAGTTGCATAGTTGCATTTAAGAAACTTGATAAAGCAGTTAGGCTTTCGTTTTGTATATTTATGTTGTCTAATTTAGCCTGTGTATTTTTACCTAGTTGTACAGTATTTTGTTTTACTGCTTCTGTGCTTTCTTCGGTTTCTTCTGTAAACTCTGTTGTTTCATCTGTTGACATAGCTTGACTTCTTGCATAACCATATTGCGCATATTCGTTTGCTATTAATTGGTTTTCTAAATCTTTTAATTCAGCTTCAGTAGATTGTATTTGTTTTTCATAAATATAAGATTGATAAGAACTGTTTGCTGTAGCTTGTAAGTTTTCTAAATGCGCTTTTTTAGCAGTTATTAATGCTCGTATTTCTGCTTGCTTTGCTTCGCTAAATCCAAACGCAATCTGTGTTGCATCGTCATAGACTTCTTTTTGTTCTATTCCTAAATCATTTGCATCTTTCATAGCATTGTTAAAAGCAACTTGTGGGTCAACACCTGCTTCAATAGCATCGTTTAATCTTTGTATAACACCTTCTGCTGTTTCTGCTTCTCTGTTGTATTGTTTTTGTGCTTCTGTTGTGTAACCAAGCGTGTTGGCAATATAAGTATATAATTTGTTAACAGCTTCAAGTGCAGGTATTAACGTGTTGCTTAATAATGTAGCAATAAATTCAAATGCCTTTTTTAATACAACACCTGCAAAATGTGCAAGTATTTCTATGTTTGGCGATATTAATGTAATTATGTCTGCTAGTGATTGGAACGCAGGCATAAATCCTGTTAACACTGCCTTAACTACATTTGCTATCATAGATGCAACACCTTGAAAAGCAGGCATCATTTCACGTATTGCAGGTATTAATTCTTCTACCATAGGCAATAACATAAAACCTACTGATGTTTGCATCTCTTTAAACTCTGCACGCAATTGTCTTATTTGGTTTGCCGCACCTTCAGCTTCACGACCTAACTGACCTTTAATGTGACCCATTTTTTCTTCAATAAGCATAAGTGACACTGTTGCTTTTTCAGCTTGTGTTAAATCTTTAACTGACTTCTTGTTAGTCATCGCTAATGCACGTGTTTCAATTTCGGCACTTCGCAATACGATACCTAGCGATTTTAAGCTCTCAAACTCACCTGTTAATGCTTTACGCATAGCGTTTGCAGGCATCGCCGCACCTTCCTGAATATTCATAAACGCGGCTAAGTCACCTGAAAGATTTAAAATCTTAGTTGACATCTCAGCCGCGGCTTGACTATTTAGACCAAGACCTTGTATGACCGACCCTGTGACTGCCATTACTTGTTGCATCTCTGCTCTTGTCATACCAAAAGCATGTGACATCTTATTAACAAAACGTGTTACTTCGTCAACGCTACCTGCAAATGTTATCTCAAAAGCCGCCGCACTCTCTTGTGCTTCTAGTGCAAGGTCTGCCATTTGTTTAGCAACTACACCTATTTGTCTTGCAAATGCTGTAACTGCGGCTATTTTAAAAGCCTTACCTATTTTTTCACCAAATGACTTAGCTGACTTTTGTCCTTTTTTTAATCTTCTATCGTTTTTATCTAAATTTTTATTAAGACTATCGCTACCCTTTTTACCTTTTTCCATGCCTTTGTTGATGTCTTCACCCATCTCTAAACCTTCATGGGCTACTTTTTCCATTTTGTTTTTAGCTTCGTCAAGGGTTTTGCCGAAATTAGTATCATTAACAGTCAATACTGCGTTTAATTCACCTACTGTTAGTGCCATGTTGTCCTATCCAAACTGTTGTTTTAAATATTTATCTAAATGCTTGTCAGAAGTGATATTAGTAGTGCCACTGTTAAGCTGTGTCATCTTATGTGACTTTAATTCTACTGTTACACTCTGACTGCTTAGGCAATTATACAATACATTAAACCTGCGCCATGACATACCATCATTTAATTCTTGCATCAGATTGATGCTATATTCTCTTTGGAAGTCAGCTTCGAGTACGTTCCAATTATTAAAAAATTCTTCTACTTGTCCTTGTCTGACTTTTTGTTCTGCTCTGTACTCTGCTGTATTACTTTTGGGTCAGCATCACCACCGACCAAACCATATTTATCTAATACAAACATCATTACATCGTTTAACTGATTAAGTGACATACCATTATCTAGCCACTCGTCCATAGTTGATTTACCGAATAAAGCACTTACCAAGCGACCCATGTCTGCCATAGTTAATTCAGAAGCACTAGGATTATTAGCGCTAATCCTAGTGACTTCCAACATAAACTGTGCGCTTACACTAGATGGTAAATCATAAGTTTTACCACCTATCTTCACTTTTATTGGTTGGTCATTAACGTCTGACCATGCTTCATCAAAGTCTTTATATACTTCGTTTTGCGCCATGCTATTTCCTTTGATTATTAAGCGTCAGTATAAGTGACTGCGCCTGATGCTCTAAGTGTTGCTGACCAAGTCATAACACCATTTACTTCACCACTAAGTGTAAAGACAGCAGTTCCATCAAATACGATAGTGCTACCACCATCGGTTGTTAACTTGTAATTAAGAACTGTGTCAGCTTTACCTGCATCATATACAAGTTCTTGCCCTGCATCAATGTCGCCTGTGCTGTCGTCTTCTAACCAAAAACCATTAAGTGTAAACTCAATAGCCCTTCTGATTACTTTGTGTTCTGTTGCAAGTCCACTACCGAAGTCAGTTACATCTGCGTCTGTAGGTGAATTTGACATAGAGAAGTCTGTTATTCCATTAATAGTAGTGTATGTTGACCCACTATCGTTAGATGCTTCCCATGTAGCTGTTTTAGATGCTACTTTTGCATTTGCCATTTTGTACCTTTCCTAACTTCTATTTGTACTAATGTTGCGAACTTCAATTTGTAAGTTCACTGTCCACTCATGTCTTAGGTTGTCATCACGTCCAATATCAATTGGTGTATTCTGTGCTACAACTTTAACAATTCGTGTTCCATCTGATATTAGCACTGTATTTGTAAGACCATGTAATTCGTCATATATTTCTTTAGCTATGTTGTAGCTAACTCTTGGGTCACGTGTACCACGTACTCTAACTTGTATGCTTATATCATCAAATGGGTTTTTATCATCGCTTGTTGACCCATACTCAGAAACCATTACTACTGTGTCAGGCTTATCAGGCATAGTTGAAATAAAAACATTACCTGATACACCTGTTGTATCAAAACTACAACTTGTAATGTTGCTACCTATCCACTCTGCTACTTCACTTGCCAACATCGTAAGCCTTGTCTATATGTTGTCCAATAAAATTAATTACTTTGTCCATCTCTGTTATAAATGGTATTTCTAAATACTTAGCTTGTGTTGGGTGGTCATGTCTATAATTTAATTCTTCGTGTTGTCTTATTGCGTATGGTGTGTCATAAAAAATAAAACCTTGACGTTCATTTACCATTTTTATTGTTGCACTGTTACGAAGTGCGCCTGTTTCAATTGGTGTTAAAAAATTAGCTTCGTTCTTAATGTGGTTTAATCCCCTGAATACACCCTGACCAATAGCAGTACGTGTAATCTCTTTTACTGTATCGCCATACCATTTAACTTTAAATTGTGTTTTCTTAGTCGCCACTGTCTAGTCCTAACATTACTTCTTTATGGCTTATGTGGGCAAAACCCATGATTGCGTTAACTTGTAAAACATAATATGTTTCAGTTTCACTACCATGTGTCCATGTAATCTTGTCACCTACTTCTATAGCTTGGTCGCCTTTACAAAACAGCTTTGCACTTGCTATTGTTTCGTTACTACCATTTTGTGATATACGTTTAGCAGAAGGCTCTATCCTACATTTAAAAGTATCTTGCGCTGTGTCAAATACTTCACCATAAGCAGACATACCACTTAGTGAATATCTTGTTACAGACATAGTAAGTAATGGCGCAATAAGATTACTTGCGTGTGCCATTATTCGTAGGTTTGGTCGTCTGTTATTGCTTTAGGTAAGCTGTCATCATAGTTATAAAATATTGCAGACCTATAACCTAAGAAGCCATGATTAACCATAATTCTTTTAGCTCTAGGTGATAACAAGTCAGGATATTTGTCTAAATTAAGTGACCCTAGCTGTACACTACCCTTCATTTCTATTTTATCAAATTCGTCAATACCAAGTTCTACCATGTATTCCATTTGAAATGCAGTTGCATCTCTTAGTATGTCGTGAACATCGCTGTTTGTAGGGTTGCCATCACTATCTACTTTAAATGCAGTTGTAATGTGATAATCAATAATATCTGATGCTAATTTAAGTTTTGCTAACGTAACTGTATCGTCAGATGCAGTTCTACCTGTTGCAGTTTCATATTCACCTGTTGTACAGTAACTTGGTCTTAAATATACGTTGTTTGACATTATTCTTCTTCCAATTTAGGCTTTTGTTGTTTTTTTCTACGCTCACCTGCTTTAGTTTTCCAAGCGCCACCTTTTTTATCAGGTGCTTCTATTTTACGTAGTCCTTTAACTTCGTTTTCAAAGAAAACAGGTTGGTCGTTAAGTAAATACCAAGCCATAGTTATTCTTCTTCAGCAATAACTTTTACGTCTTCTTTGATTTTTATTTCTTCTTTAGCGCCATCGTAAATTTTATACCCTAGTTTATCTGCTTTCCAAACAGGGAAGTTTTTATGAATTACGCCTTTGTCATCTATAAAATCCATGTGTGTATCTTAACACGTAAAAGTAAAAAGCCCACCAACTTAATGATGGGCTTTATTACTTATGATGGTTGGTTTATATTGCGGCTATGTCTGTAATCTTTCCATGCGCATTTGGATTACCATATTTTAATCCAATTTCGCCATAGATTTGAAACTTGTCACTAGCACCATCTTTAGCTAGTGGCTCTGTAAATAAGAAGCCTTTGTCGGGCACGTTCATAAATACAGGCACGCATAACTCAGCAGATACGACTGCTAGTTCAGTTGTAGGCATGTGTCTGTTAAGAACAACGTTTACCCTACCGAAATCAGTTTCGATAGTTTGTACGTTTACACCTGCAACGTTTCTGCTTTCTTCTCTGTAGTTCTTGTCAGTAACAAATAACTTTGTTAATTGTCTTTTGACGTTAGCGTTTGCCATAAGAGTAGCTGTTTCTGATACTTGAATACCACCATCTTCCCAAATTGCTTGCATTAAGTCTAATACAGCATCTTCGGTAAGTGCTTGGTCTGTTCCTGTACCATCGCCACCATCGTCCATGTAAACATGATTTCCTGCCGCGGCTAATATTCCACGAGTTTGTCTTTCAGATGTATTATCTGAAGGCTCTTGAAATGCGCCTTGAATAAATGAATATTCTGCATCTCTAGCAATTTGCTTCAGCATTTGCTCTAGTTGAAAATCCATTTCGTTTGTAACAGGGTTTGTTCCCTGTATGTTTTCCCCACTAAATGCACCAATTGCGGCTAATTTAGAATATGAAACTTCTACTACTTCTTGATGTATTTGACATATATTGAAATAGTTAGCTCTTACTCTAGCTTCAGCAGTAGGCGCACTTGCACCTTCTAGCGCAACGTTTTGTCCTGCGCTTCTAAGGTCAAATGCCTGCCATTGAAATGTTGGTGAAGTTGTACTTTCACCACCACTTAGTCCACCAATTAGTGATAAGAAGGGTGTATCTGAAGGTGTCAACTCAAATAAGTCACCCACGTAATTGGGTAAGTTAAAGGTTGTACCTTGCCCTGTAATTCCTGCCATTTTTGGCTATCTCCTTCTAATTAAATTGATAAATTAATACTTAAAGTTCCATTAATTTCGCAATCTTTAATGCTCTTGCGTCCTTAAAGTTACCTTCTTCTTCTAATTTTTTAATTTGGTCTGCAATATCAAGTGGTATTGGCTCTTTAGAAATATCAGTTCCACTAGCTGTTACGCCTGCAACTGTTTTCGTTTGTAATGTTGGTTTAATCCTAAAAGCTGTTTGCACTAGCTCTTGAATAATAGAAACACTATCTTCTGCTTCTATGTCAACATCAACTAACTTACCTGATGCGACCAAATAAGCCCAAGTAAGTTCCTTGTCGCCACCTGCTTGCTCTACAACGTTGTTAAATACGCTTTGTAGCTTTAGCATCTTGTTTTCAGTCTGTAAATCTGAAACTGTTTTAGTTAAAGTATCTACTTCGACCTTCTCGTCTTGTTCGTCAACAAAACCTAATGCTTGACCTAACTTTTGTTTTAGGTCTTTAAGTTCGTCAGCTAGTTCATTTTTTTCTACTCTGAACTTTGCCGCTTCCTTATTTGCTCTCTGTATTCGCTTATCAAGTTCATCAGCATTATCAGTTTGTACACCTTCTGCTTCAGATACTACTGACTGTTCTTCTTGAACTTCGTCAGTGCTACTAACTTCAGCTTCTTGCACGTTTTCAGCAGTTGTTTCTTCTGCCATTTATATCACCTATCCTGTAGTTTTTCTATTACGTAAACCTGTTTACGTAGTGCTTACTGATATATCTTAGACTTAACTTTGTAAGTTAATGGTATAGTTTGTGATATTTTTATCCCAACAGTGCTGTGAAGGTTGCCAATGACGCTTTGGGTTTACATCGTTACGTAATAACCATGCTGTCATGTACGTTGCGTCATAAGGATTACGCACATTAAAATCTTCGCCTAGTTTTTCTTCTAGCCATTTTTCTGTTTTAACTAAATACTGCCAAATCCCACGTGCATTTGCAGATGATGTTGCAGAATTTAAGCCACTACTCTCGCAGTAAATAGTTTTAATTGCCCACTCGTATTCTTCTTCAGGTAAATAAAGAACTATTGCGTGATGGGCTTGTTTTGTTTTCTCTGCAATAGCAGAAAACCACAAGCAAGACTTGTAATCATCTATTACTTGTGGCGTTATAAAGCTACTTATACCTATTAAGCATGAAATCATCAATTGCATTTTTTAATTGTTTTCTCTCATCATCATTTAGTATGTATTGTTTATTTATAAATTCCCAATAAGGTTTCTTCTTGTGGTCTATTCTAACTGTTATCTTGCGTCCAAATAGATTAAATGTTCTAACTTTTGTTGAACTCTCTCTTACTAATGGCATATTACCCCCATCTCTCTATTGCTTTATTAGTGTAGTATAATCTACTATTATAGTGTTCGTATGCGTTTAACCACCAATTACACAACATAAATAAATATTTGTGTCTAGGTTGTGATACAAACAGTTTAAACTCTGTGCCTAGCAGTTTGTGTAAGCGCCATCTGTGCCTAAAACTTCTGTAGTGGTAACTATTTGCTTCCCAAAACCACTGAAAATAATCTGATATAAAATTGTTGTATCTTGTGTTAAGTTCGTATCTTTTGTACCAAAAGTGCATGTTAAATTTAAAAATAAAAGCTCTAAGTCTTAATCTAAATTTAAAATATCTACTATTTGGTATCTGCATAATATCCCATATATTTATCGTTGTCTGCTTCTACAGGCAATTCTGTTTCTTGAAGTTCACAAGTTTCGCACCAACCATTAACAAATGTATGTTCACATCTATCTTGACCATAAAGTTTTTTAGAACAGTTAGGGTGAACACCATTAATTAATTGTTCTCTGCGACCTGCTGATAAGTAAGGCATCGCATCTTGAACATAAGTACCTGTGCGCCATTTGTCGTAATCAACTCTGTAACATTTTACTGCGCCATCACTACCACACTCAATACAAACTTTAGTTTTTACATAAATCATATCTAGTTTGATAGTTTCTTCTTCTTTATAACTCATCTCTAATGTCCTTTACTTTGCCTGCACCTGCTTCTTCTAAAAACTTACGTGTTCTTGGCATGTACTTTTGTTGAAACATGTTCATGTAATCGCCATAACCTTCGTCTTCCCAATTCTCAAATGGCAAATCCCAAGACCCATAGTGACCTGTTTCTAATGCCTTCTCGACCATCTCGCCACGTGTGTACTCAACATACATATCTTCTTGGTCAACTCGCAAATCCCACATCTCTATGACTTTGTCTAAAGTTGTAACCATAGGCTCGCCATCATTATTATTTCTTGCGCTGATGCTGTGGTCAATAACTTGATTAGTTTTTTTGTTAAGTAAGAACGCATGACCACCCCACCACTCTGCGCCTTTGCCCATGTGTTCACGCATAGCGTGTACCAAGACCCACTCGTTGTGGTCAAATTCTTCTATGCCATGCATAAAAGCCTTGAAACTTGCTTCGTAACAGTCGCCACCTGCCATTATTTACCTACCTTATTAACTTCTACATCAACGCCTTGCTCTTGAAGTTTCTTGACGTTGTCAAGGTCTTCTTCAGTAAGGTCATTAAATGTATATACTTTGACTTCAGACAAGAAATCTGAAATTCCTAACTCAACCATTTTTTTATCCCCTTTTGTCATACAGTATTAGTGTAGCAGTTTGTAATACTAATGCAATCATTTAGCGTGGTTAATTCTCTCTTGATGTTTTTCAATTGCTAGTGTTGTTTCGTAAGCGTTCTCTTGTGTACTAAACATTTTCTTATAAGTTATTAACTTTGTTGTTTTGTGTTTGTACAATTCCAATTGTACGAATTGCGCTCTTGCAATATCGTTAATTTCCATAGTTAATGGCTCATCAACTATCTCGTCAGTGTCAGGATTATATTCATGCAGAAATGAAATTAATGACCCAACAGGTAAGTTGTGAAATCCCCTAGCGTTTTTATCTGAAGGTACTGTTGCTTTAACCATGTGTTAATACTTCCTTCCCATGCTTTGCTTGCCACTCTGCGTAACTGTGTGTCGGTGAATACTCGCCTAAGTCAGTTGTGCAGTACCAATACTCTGACCATCTTGCATAGTCATGTTCAGACCTTATCATGTCACAATTTTTGCAAGGTATCTGTGACATAACTCTGTTCTTGGCTCTCTCTATTCTTTTACTTTGCTCTCTCTTAGTTAAAGCTGAAGACAAAACTCTTGCAGGTTTTTTAACTAGCTTGTTGCCATTTAAACCATGAGCTAAACTTTTAGCTTTGACTTTATATGTACGTCTGCCACTTGGTGTGTAATAGTTTTCTAAAAGTACCATCTTGCCTTTATCAACTAACTCTAAAGCGTCTTCTTCGTTGTTAGCTTCAACAAGAATTGTTTTGTGTACAATTTGTTTTATTTTATAGACCTTCTTGCCATGAAAGTCACTGCTATGTTTTGCCATTTATTCCCCCTTTGATTTTTCTTTAAGATATTTGTATCTAGCTGTACTCATAGCGATAGTTTTATCTTCGCAAGTTTCGTACCACTTAATTTCTTTAATTTCTTCTTCAGATAAAGCCATTTATTCCCCCTTTAAAGTTTGTCTTGTTCTACTGCGCATGAAAAACACATATCATATTCATAAAAGTCTTGTGGTTGAAACACTGCGCACAAGTCACAATCTAAATCTTCTGTACTACATTTAACAAAAGTATCACACACGTCAAAGTTGCACTCGTCACAATGTAGTGTGCCATCTTCTGCTTGTTTATGTAGCTCATCTATTTTTGCCATTATTCTTCTTCCCCCCAAATGTCATTAATAATAGTTACTTCTCTTTGCCACTTGTCTTTAGTCTGTACATGGAACTTGCCACCTTTAAAGTCTTTGGTTTCTAGTTCCTTCCACGTGTCATAACCTAACACGATGTTTTTGTCGAACATCTTGTCGTAGATGCTCTTG